CTACTTCTATCATTGGACCATCAACTAGATTTTGAAAACCTGAATTAGATAATCTTTTATCATCTACATAGAAACCTGATACACCTTCAAAATCAGCAACTGCCAGATTGTGTGTGATTACATTGTTATGTTTTTGTTTAATCTTTTCTAGTTGTTCATACACAGGTGGTACTGCTTCAAAACATATGACGTTTTTAGAGTGTTGCGCAAAGTGACTAGCATACATACCAGTTGCCGCACCTACGTCAATTGTATTTTTAAATTTATTTAAATAGGGTGTTGTTTGACCTAACATAAAATCTTTTAAATGTAAGTCTAATATGTGTTGTTTAAATACTCTTTTCTTTAATACGTTATCACTTAATTTCATTTCATTAATATTTGTAAAGCAATTCTAGTTCCTGTTTTACAAATCCCTCCTCTATGCATACCAGCAGGATCAAAGACACATAGATTGCCTTTATCACTAGTAAATATTTTTTCTTGTTCTAATATTCTTTCTTGTTCTTCTGTACCGTCTAATAATAATCTACCAAAGTTGTGTGATATTCTTAATTGTTTTGGTAATTGAAAAACAACTGCTCTTGTTTCTGGTGTATAACAATAACTACCTGTCGTTATAGCTCTACCAAATATGTTTTGTAAATCATCATAAACCCATCTATGAGATTTTTCTACATAACTAAATGGACCATCATTCTCTGTTATATCATTTAAATACAACATCGCTTTTATTACATCTTCTTTTGGGTCTATATGTAAGTTAGTTGTTTTAGTTACTGTTTTACAATCATATAAAAATTGTTTCCAGTTTTGATCTGTTGGTGTAGCAATATGTAAAACTACGTTAGCAACTTTTAATCTTCTATTACTTTTATTGTATTTACTTACTGCATCTATAATACCACAGTTATTAAACATATTATGCAAATACTTTTTAAATGTATCATCTAATTGTTTCGACCTATCAAATTGTCCTGGAGGTGGTGACCAATCAGGTTTAGATAATAGTTCATCAATATGGCTTTGACAGTAACTTTTTAAATCTTTAGTATCAAAATTTAAATATGATATTCCCTTTTCGTATAAATCTTCGTATATTTTATTTGATGGTATATTACTTTCTATTCTAGTATTTTTAAAAGCAGAATAGAATTTAAACATCTTATTTAATCTATCAAATAATTTAGCGTCAGGTGATTTCATATACCATTTATAACCTTGTTCAAACATATTTAAATCGTTATTATGAATTGCTTTTTTCATCATAGATACATACTCTACTTTACCATCACCAATGTATCTTTTTTCATTTGACACATCTGGAAAATCAGCAATATCAGGAAACACAAAACCGTGATCGTATATAGGATTATCAAAACGCATGGTAATCAAACCTCATACATAGTTGTTTTTCTGCTTTAGTTATTAATCTTTTACATTGGTCATAAGTCATACTATCTAATACTGTAACTGGTTTATTAGTAGATTTATTATTAGCGCCGTGTATATAAATGTTCTCTCTTATTCTTTTCTCATCAAAATCTTCATTGTTTGCTTTTAATATGTCTATCAAACTATCTGGTAAGTTTTCCATCTTACCTATCATAGGGTCTTTATACTTACCAAGATAATGCATATAGTAATGCCATACCATATTTTCTTTCTTTAGTATATTTTCAACAAAGGTATTGTAATCTTTTGATTGACATTCAGATTCTAAAAGAATATAATCTTGCCAGTTCCAAGCCTCGCCGTGTTTTTTCTTCTTACTTCTATGTGTCCAAAGACTATGAATAAATGTAGCAGGGTGTCTTACGAAACCAAATACTTTTAAATCTGTATCAGGTGTAGCGTGACTATCGTAAATATCATCACCAACAACCTCTGCACCAGAAACATATCTCTTTAGCATTTGTTTTATAGTTCTACCACCACACTTTGGCACGTGGATAAACATAGAATTTTTAAGTTTAATTGCCATTTGTAAATACTAGTCCTGCTTTTAAAAAGAAGTTTTTATTATCACCATATTCGTAGCCTTCTTTTGGATTCATTTTAGATATAGATTTAAATTGTGTTGTTAAAGTAGCATCGTATTTTAAACCATAGTTTTTAAATACATCTACCCAATAACTTTCTTCTCTACAATTTACGTGATGATGACCAGGCCAACCTGGAGGTGCCGCTGTGACCACGGCAAGTTTACCTAACTTAAATAAAGGCATATAGTTTGGTATGTATTTTTCTTCTACGTGCTCTAAAAATTCTACACACCATACTAGATCAAAAGTTTTATCTATGGTTGCCTCACCCTCAGCAAAATCGTGTAGTAAAGTATTCTCTGGTAGTTCAATAGATGGGTCACCATCAACTCCAAACCATTTGATTTTTAATTCATCTGCTATCTTTTTAATACCACCTGTACCACAACCTATATCTAACATAGAATTAATATTGTGATTCTTTTTTAAATGTTCTAATAAAGGTCTATCTAAATTTGTTCTATTTAAGTGGCCACCTAAATGACTAGGTTTTAGACTATAATCTTCAATTACTTTTTCTTTCATACTAATAACCTTTCGTGTACTACACCACTATTTATTTCTGACATTTTCCATTGTGTGTATGAACAATCATACAACCACTGCGTTCTATCAAATTGTGGTAACTCTTTGTGTTTTAATATTTCTAATGTATGATAACTTACAGGCCATGCATGTGATGTTTTAGATAATGCGATACTTGGTATACCCTCACAAACAGCCTCTGTCAAACTATTACTTGAATATGAGATTGCAACTCTGGCGTTTTTAAAATCTTTGTATATGTCTTCGCCACCATTGGTCACATTAAAGTTATTTAAGTTCTCACTAAAGAATACTTTGTTTTTAACTTTAATATCTTTTAGTGTATCTTTATTAAATCTAAATGTAAAACGAGGGTGTGGTCTTATCATTATATCCTCATCTGTATATTTTGATATTTCATTTATAGTATTGATAATAAAGTTTTCATAGTCACCTGGTTTTTTCACTAAATCATTTAGACTTGTATCTATAGGATTTTGTGTAAGTATTAATATGTAGTCACCTTTTTTCTTCCATGGTTTTATTTCTATGTCTTGTTCTTTTTGTATTTGTTGCCATCTATCATATGGTGAGTTTTTATTTTTAAATATACCATCACTGTAAGTATAATGATTTAAACCAACTCTAAAATAATAATCATCTGGTTTTTCTATGTCTAAATTTTTTCTAAAGGTTGCTTGTTCTATTACAATTCTAGGTTTGTTTTGGTCTAATATAAATTGATACTTCTCTGCATTCTTCTTTTTCATTATACCTAATACATTTGTTTGTATATAAGCATCTGCCTTATGATTATGTCTTTCTGGATATTCTATTAATTTAAAATCTTCGTGTTTAGGAAATATAAACATCGCCTCTGTACTAAATGCACCTTTTATACCTATGATGTTCATTCTATCTCCATACGATATTGTTTAAACTTTTCCCAATAGTGTCCATCTTCAACTTCTTTTAAACTCCAATGTGAATTTACATAGTAAGTCATAAACATTTCTCTATTAGGTATCTTTGGATTTTCTATTTGTCCTAAATCACCAGAACCATACATTCTAAAAAAACAAGCTGGGTGAGTAACAAATACAGGAACACCTTCCATTAAAGCGACAGCGCCAGATGTACTTGTAAATACAACACACGCCCAAGCGTTTTTTAAATCATCTAACAAATTTGTTTTTTCAATAGATGTGTGTTCTACATTATTAATATTAGTTAGTATCCATTCTAAATTCTTTTGATCTTCTTTTAACTTTTCTGTCATAACAAAATGTTTATGTGATCTAATTACAATTTTTCTATCTGTGTGTAATCTTAATCTTTGTATAACTTCTCTTGCCCATTCATAACAACCTGTACCAAAAGATGAGAAACCACCACTACCTCTATTTAAACATAATAATATATGATCGCCTGTTCTTCGCCAGTCTTTAATTTGTAAACCTAAATCTTTTTTAACTTGATCTGTTCTTTTAAAAGAAGTTTCATTTACTGGTAAGAAATCTGCTTCGTGTGAGTGTATTGATCTATATGGGTATCTACGATATACATTTTGTATATCTTTTTCTTTTTCATAGTAACCTAAAACATTACTATCTAAAAAGAATATTTGTTTATCTGTTTTTTTATCTACAACTTCTTGTCTTAAAATATGAGTTTTAGAATTTATATCATCTGATTTGTATGCAAAGATATAACTATAATCTGATGGTTTAAAAATATTATCTTCTACGTAATTAACTTTTACACCGTGTTTCTCAGCGCCTTTACCAAATGATAATAACTTATCAACCTTTGTTCCACTAGTTGTTTTTAAATAAATGTTTAATGTTTTCATTCCAAATCAATTTTATTAGAGTCTTCATACATATCAAACCATTCTTTTGAATAGTCACTATCTTTATATTTTTTAAAATATGGTCCACCATTTGTAAAGTGTACTAACTTTGCACTATGATTATATTGATACTCACTTACTAAATGATTCCACTCCACATCAATATTACCAATTAGTTCTTCACTTTCTAACCATTTAAATTGATGTAGTTGTAATCCAGTGGCACTATTTACATAATCAGGTGTAAGTGATCTACACATAGCATTATTAAAAATCATCATACTAGACCAGTTCTTTTTAGGATATGGTGTTTGTGGTTGATTCATAAACTTGATTGTACTATTAGGTGTATAGTCGTGTTGTACACATTGAACAGCATACTTTGTAGTTCTTTGTCGCCATAATAATGATATATCAGCACGAGCCAACATATCACAGTCCATAAAGATAGCATGACCTGAATAGTTACAAAGATATGGTACAAGAAATCTACTAAACGCAAATTCTGTTGATTGTATTTTTACTCTTTCTCTAACAAATATATCTTTAATATTTTGTAATCGTATTGGTGTAATTGAAATAGGTTGTGTTGAGTGTTTTAATAAACTATGACTCAATGTACTAAACCCTACTTTTTCGTTGTCATCATATCCTATAAAAATTCTAATCATCTATGTGGTCCTAAGTTTCCATATTTGTCTTGTATATCTTGTTTAATTAAATAAGCCCACATATCAGCATCAAAATGTGTGACTATAAAATCTGGATTATTAGGAGCTTCAAATATTTTGTCTGTGTCTTCAAATCTACTAACTTTTTTTGTATCCATCCAAATTGTATAATCAGCATTAAATTCTTTTCTTGTATATTCTGTTGGACAAATGAAATCAGCAATTACATTTCTATTTTCACTCTTTGCTTTTTGAGCAAGTATTTTCATTCTTATTGCTTGTTTTAATCTACCTTGTTCTGAAAAATCCCAATCGTTTACTTCTTCTCTAATCTTATCAGCATTTAACCACACCGCATTAAACATTGGTGTTAATACTTTTGCCAAAGATGTTTTACCTGAACCTGATAGACCCATTATCAATATAATCATACTTCTTTTCCTGCTAACATCACTCTTGCATTGGGGAATCTACTTTCAACAATTTGTTTTGCCTCTGATAACGTTCTTCCTTCTTCAGCAACTTTCATTGGACCTTTATTGGGTAGTGTTACCCAAAAATAATACTTTATCATATTTTTGCCTCTGGACTTTTACCTGTTAGTTTTCTTTTACCTTTTGTATGGTCGTAAACTGTTCCTAATATTGATCTTGCCTGTACGTGTCCAGGTCTATTGTCACCTATATTATTATTTTTTACTTTCATATCTTGTTCAAAAACTTTTCTAACGTAATCCCAAACATAACTGTCGTGGTATTCACTTAAACTATATATCTCATCATAATCATACATCTTTTTCATATAACGAGCATAGTTTCTAGTTTGATTATGTTGCATATTAAAATACAAGAAACCACATTCACTATAATTACTTCCTCGACCAAGGTATGACATCATACAATCGTCTTTGTGAATATGTTTTTTAATCCAATCTATGTCTATTGATTTATAGAATACACTATCAGCATCAATACAAATTAAACCATCTACATCTTTTGAACAATTATCTATGGCGTGTGTATAAGCATAAACTTTATATGAAAATCTTACACCATCTTTCTTAAATGATTCTACTTCTCTATGATTATTTCTTTCTATGAATTTTTTGAGATCAGGTATCTTATCAAACATATCATCATCTTCATTATAAACAATTAAATCAAACGGCCAATTATAAGTGGATTGAAATCTGTGAGCGTATTTTTTAAATAACTTATTATTCCAACTAGTGACTACTTGAATTTTCATAACCAACTTTCGCAATGTAAAAACTATCAACAATATCTGATACAGGATTACCTATCTTCTCTACATCAAACATCTTTTTTAAATCTGTATTTGTTTCTTTTGAAAATGATTCATACATCAAATCCTTATCGGCGTTACCCTTACCAGTTGCGCCTTTTTTAACTACACTTGGAACAATCGTATCATAATCAATATTCATTTCTTGTAATCTATATTTAAGTATACCACAATTCTCAGCTATTTGAAATACTGCTTGTCCTTTTGATCCAAAAGAATAACCTTCTATGAATACTTTTTGTGATGTATGGATTGTTTCTTTGATTGTGTCGAATGCCCAATCAGATATTTGACTAAATCTATGTATAGGGGTATTGTATTCTTGGTGTTCAAAACCAAAGATATTTTTTGACATTGGTCCTATATATTTTTTCTTATTAGTTAAATAATAAAACTGACTATTTTCAAATATAAAATCTTTAGTTACACAAATGGCAGGACTTGTTAAACTATAATCAATTCCAATTATCGTCTTCGGATTCGTTTGTCCAGATTGTATCTTCTTCATCTTCTAGTTCCTCTACTTCGTGTCCACAGAAAGGGCAAGTCAATGGTTCTAAATCCTGAACCTCAATGTCCCATTCTACAGTATATTTAGTTTCGCAACTAGAACAAGTTTTTTGTCTTTTCTCAATCATTATAATTTAAACTTTTTAAACTGATCTTTTTTAACATCTTGTTTGATACCACCAATCACATAACTTTCGATTTCTGTTTCTTGTGGTGCGTTTTGTGTTGATCTGCTATTTAACCAATGGTCAACCCAAGGTAAAGGGTTTGTCTTTTGGTCGTAAACAGGTTTTAATCCAATTGCTTTCATTCTTCTATTCGCCATATATTCTACAAATTGATGTAATAGTTTTTCTGATAAACCAATCATTGAACCTTGAGAGAACAAATAAGTCGCCCATCTCTTTTCTTCTTGTACAGCTTCATCATACATTTTATATACATCATCTTCAGTATCTTTAATTACTTTGTTCATTACTTTATCATTTTCTACATCTCTAAAGTTGTTTATAATTCTTTGAGATACTGCCAAGTGTTGGCTTTCATCTCTTGCGATAAATGATATAATCTTTGCTGAACCTTCTAATAGTTTTAGTTCACCAAACGCAAAACTACAAGCAAAAGATACATAAAATCTTAAACCTTCTAATATGTTTACAGTCACTAATGCTTTCCATAATTTCTTTTTTAAATCATATTCGTCAACTTTAGTTTTATCTAAATGCCATTTATGACCTGTTTCAATTAAATCATCATAACATTGTGTTACTGATTGAGCTCTCTTTTCTATCTTCTCGTCTTTGATAATAGTATCAAATACATCACTCGGATTAGAGTATAAGTTCTTAATGATGTATGTATAACTTCTACTATGAATAGTTTCCATAAAGTCCCAAGTTACAATACAACCTTCTAGTTCTGGTAATGATACAAATGGTAAGAATGCCAAACAAGGACCACGACCTTGTACACTATCTAACATTGTTTGATACTTTAGATTAGATGTAAAGATTGCCTTTTGTTCTGGTCTTAAATCTGCATAGTCGTTTCTATCTTTTTGTAACGATACTTCTTCTGGTCTCCAAAAATAACCTAATTGTTGTTGTGTTAACTTGTCAAAAATAGGATACCTCATTGTATCATATCTTTGTACAGCTAAGTCTTCACCAAAAAACATAGGTTGTTTTAAGAAACTGACATCTTTACTTTTATTAAAAACTGATCTACTCATTGCGTTTTATTTATTACTTTCTTATATTGTACAAGAATCACAGTTCTCTGGATCCTCGTCTTGTTCTATTGGTTTATCTTCAGGTACATTATCATTAAAGCCTACTGGGTGTGATGGCTCATCTATATCTTTCTTCGCATCATATGTATTTTGATAGTATGAAGTCTTCCAACCTAATCTATAAGTTGTCAATAAGTCTTGTGCCATTTGTGATATTGGCACTTGGTTATCTTCAAAGTGTTCAGGATTGTATGACCAGTTACCTGATATTGCTTGGTCAAAATACTTCTGCATTACACTTACGATATTTATATAACCTTCATTTGATTTCATATCCCATAATAGTGTATAATTGTTTTTTAATTTCTTATATTCTGGTACAACTTGTTTAAGTGGACCTTTTTTAGATTTCTTAACACTTAAATAATCTCTAGGTGGTTCAATACCGTTAGTAGCATTTGAAACCACACTAGAGGATTCAGATGGCATTTGAGCAGAGAGTGTGCTATGTCTTAATCCGTGCTCTTTGATTTCTTTCCTTAACCACTCCCAATCATAAGTTAGATTTCTGGTTACAACCTCGTCTACCTCTTTCTTGTAAGTGTCTATTGGTAAGATACCATCTGAATATTTTGTTCTATCAAAGTATTCACACTTGCCTTTTTCTCTTGCAAGATTGTTACTCGCCTTTAATAGATAATATTGAAATGCTTCTGTTAACTTATCTACTTGTTTCCAACCCATCTTTTGTTCATACGAATAACCTTTTTTCGCAAGATAGTGAGCAAGACCGATATAACCTATACCTAAACTTCTTCTTGCCTTTGTAGATATTTCTGCTGCTCTTACAGGATACTTTTGATGATCTATTATTTCATCTAATCCTCTAACAGCGATGTCGCATAGTTCTTCTAATTCATCTCTTTTATTAATTGTACCAACATTAATTGCAGATAAAATACATAACGCAATTTCACCTTCACCATCTATGTGTTGAATTGGATCTGTTGGTAAAGTAATCTCTTGGCATAAGTTTGACATTCTAACTAAATCTTTAAATGATGAGTGAGTGTTACAGTGATCTATATTCATAATATAGATACGACCTGTTTCTGCTCTTTCTTTTAGAATATCAAAAAACAATTCTTGTGCACTTATCTTTTTCTTTTTAACACTAATTTTTCTTTCTGCTTTGATATAGAGTTCATCAAATTCAGGTGTACCCCAAGCCTCATACAGTTCTGGTACTTCGTGTGGTGAGAATAAAGTTATTTCTTCTTCTTGTATAAATCTCTCATAAAATAGTTTTGAAAATTGTATAGAGTAATCTAGTTTTCTAACTCTATTATCTTCACTACCTTTATTATTTTTAAGTACAATTATGTCTTCTATTTCTTGGTGCCAAATAGGGAAGTGAACAGTAGCCGAACCGCCCCTAACTCCATTTTGAGTGCAGCACTTAACTGTTGCCTCAAATTTTTTAAGGAAGGGAATAACGCCTGTGTGCTGTACTTCACCCCCTCGTATCCTCGCATTGATGCCTCGTATTCTACCAGCGTTAATACCAATCCCAGCACGCTGCGCAACATAACGTCCAATAGCCATATCACTAGAAAAAATGCTAGGTAAAGTATCATCAGAATCAACCAGAACACAACTTGCATACTGTTTGAGAGGAGTTCTAACACCCGCCATAACTGGCGTAGGAATATTGATTTTGAATTGCGAAATCGCATCATAGTATTTTTTAACATAGGTCATTCTCGTTTCTTTTGGATAGTTCATAAAGACAGATGCAGAAATCATCATATACATAAACTGTGGTGTTTCATATATTTCACCATTACTTCTATCTTGTACCAAATACTTGTCAATCACTTGTCTTAAACCAGCATATGTAAAAGTATAATCTCTTTCGTGGTTTAACCAATTTTCCATTCTATCAAAATCTTTCTTTTGATATTTTTCTAATAGTTCTGGATCGTAAACTTTTATTTCAACAGCCTTCTTAACGTGTTCGTAAATATGTGGGTGGTCCCATAATCTACCAAAGACTTGTTTTCTTAGCGAATATAAAAGTAATCTTGCCGCAACGTATTGATAGTTAGGAGTGTCTAACGAAATAAGATCAGCAGCTGACTTAATTAAAATTTGTTGAATATCGTTTGTAGTAATATCATTATAAAATTGTAAACCACTTTTCATCTCAACTTGTGATGATGAAACACCAGTTATACCTTCTACCGCATATTCTACCATCTCGTGGATTTTTTCAATGTTCAATGGCTCTTTACCACGTTCACCTCTTTTTACGACATTAATACTCTCAGCCATTGTTCCTCCTATACTTTCTTAAATTCATTTAGTTTTGTTAATGCGGATAATTTTGAATAAGTGTTGTTATGTATAATATCAGAAACTTCTACTTTTGTCAACCCTGACATTATCATATCGTTTACATCTTTTGATTGAATATCACTTGGCCATATTACAACGTTACAATCTTTTTCTACCACACTGTACATTCGTTTTACTATTTCTTTATTTCTTGGTTCGTTGTCAAATATGTATGTAATCTGATCATTTGGTGTTTTATTTTTTAATACTAAATCAGCTCCAGCAGCAGCAAGACAGTTATCAATAAAAAGACTATCAAGTGGGCCTTCTGTGATGAAGATAGGTCTTTGAAAATTAACTCTTTCAAGGCCATAAACTTTTTGCTTATTTTCATCTAGTTTTACCGTTAGATACTTTGGTTGTTCTTTTCCAAAAGCACGACCTTGAAACGCAAAGAGTTTTCCAGTCGCATCATAAAATGGTATGATTAATCTAGGGTGATCAGATTTAGTCTTATATGTATTAGGCTTAACCTTGTTCACCAACTGACCAAACTTGTCACAGAAGTATAATTTATCAAAAAACTCAACAGGTATCTTTCTGTTTAAAACATAATGTTTTGCTGGGTGTTCATCATCTAATTCTTTTATAGATTTCAAATCAGTTATAATATTAGTTTCTTCAAACACAGGTTTGAAATCAAATGAAGGCTTCGGTGTCGCAGGAGCCCCTTTCTTATATCTCTCTAAAAGATATTCAGAATACATTTTTGGGTCTAGTGCCTTGATGAAGTTTGCCAAGTTCTGACCCATACCACAATTATGGCATTTAAAGAACATATCGTTTTTAACTCTGTAAAGATATGCTCTTGATTTTAATTTTGATTTTTTCGAATCACCACAATGTGGACAACGAAAATTAAACAAGTAGTCATTCTTTTGTTTGAATTGACTTAACCTTGATTTTAAATTAGATATAAACTTTAGATCAATATAACTCGACATAACACAAATACTAATATACTATATATTCGTCAAAATGTCAAGTCTAAGCGCCATTCATCATATGAATTAATGGCATTAAATTCTTTGATAATATCCACCCGATAGCCAACGCACCACCCATTATAACCCATTTATATCGTTCTAGCGTACCAACTCTACCACCTATATCATTCTTTAAAGACTTGATTTCTATTAATACTCTTTTCTCTGTTAATTCAATATCTTTCTTTAATTCTCTATATACGTCAGATATTTCTTCTGCTCTATCTTTTAATTTGTCAAATATTACTTCGTCTATTTTTTCTTGTCTTTGGATTTTTTCTTCGTGTACTGCTAACATAGATTTTATAGATGATGATACATCAGTTAATCTATCAATGGCAGTGTCTAATCTACCTTGAATGCTATTGACATTTTCAATATCTTTTCTTAAAGACTCTATGTCAATTTTTATATCTGTCGTTTCTCTGTCTGCCATTTAATCCTCTAAGGCGTTTAAAAATAGTCGTAAGTCCCGATGGGCAAAGTGCATAGAAAGCACCATTTTATATATTGACTATACTATTATTTATTTTTATGTGAAAGTCTAATTGACTATGCTACCCACTGATGTTTATGTAGTGTATTTAGTCTTTTTAACTTCCAGAGTTTCACAAATGTTTTTCTGCGTCTCCGTAACTTTTGTTTCTTAATTTTGAGCCAGTGTAAATTGAGTAAATATAATTTTCTTTTTTTATCATTTCTTATTATCCTTTTTGCTATTAGTTTTAACTTTCTTTTTTGAAGTAAAGTCATAACCCTCCATTAAGTTTGTTACTGGTTTATAAATGGTTACTAACTCATCTTTACCCTTAACCTTAATTTTATCTAGCTCAATTGACTTAATATCTTTCAGTTGTTCTTTTGTATAGGAAGAATAAATCAAAGGTGTAACCTTTCCATTTTCATCTCTATAATTTCTTGTAGCAGCCTCAAGTCTAGCCGCCAAGTTTACAGCATCACCTACAACAGAATAATCTAATCGGTTTTCACTACCCATATTACCGACAATACAAGTTCCTGTGTTAACACCTGAACCTATATTAATATCAGGAAGACCTTTCTCCCTAAATTCTTTTTTCAACTTTTCAGTTTCTTCAGCACATTCTATACCTGTTTTCACAGCCATCTCGGCGTGGTTAGAACAATCTAATGGTGCGTTCCAAAATGCCATAATACAATCACCCATATACTTGTCAATCGTACCACCATTTTTTAAAACGATTTGACTCATACGATTTAGATAATCGTTAATCACAGCAACTAGTCCTTCAGGATCATCTTTGTTTTTATAGTATTCGGAAATAGGAGTAAACCCTACAATGTCCATAAACAAGAAAGACATCTCTTTTCTATCGCCACCTAATTTTAATTTTTCAGGATTCTTTACAAGTATAGCAACTTGTCTTGGATCCAAATACTTTTCAAACTGTTTTCTTATTTGTTGTTTTAACTTAAACTCTAAAATAAATCTATTGAATACACTGTGAAATCCTACAATGGTAATTACTATTATAATCCAACTTACATCAACTAACATAAATTGTTTGTGAAAGAAATAATGACTTAACCACACAGCGATGGCATACCAAGATACTAACTTTAATCCTATTACCCAATATGGCGCAAATCTAGTTAATACTATTATGATTACACCTAATAAGAAAGACACAGCAAGTTCAGATATAAAACTAATATCTACTCTGGTTATATTCTTTCCATCTAATACCGTCTCTAGCGTTGACGCTGTAAGTTCGTAGGCGTATCTTTCACCTACTGGTGTTGCGATGATACCACCTAATCCCTCTGCGCTCATACCTATAATAACTGTTCTACCACCAAACGCTGTGAAATCCATATCTGCCGCTGATATAGTTTCATAATCTTTGTTCCATCTTAACCATATTCTAGCATTCGCATCTGTCTTTATAGTTTCAAACCCTGGCACTCTCATCGCCACAATACCAGCGTCACCTGACTTAACTTGATAACTAGGTGCACCTACAGCAACTCTAATAACTTCTATTGCCATTGCTGGATAGATGTCTTCACCTATCTTCATAAGTAGTGGTATTCTTCTTACTACACCATCAACTTCTGGTACAGTATTTGATACACCAACACCCGATGCGTTATGAAACTTCTCTATCGGTCCTAACATACCACCCCACTCAAATAAGAAAGGTAAAGGGTCATTGATTTTCGCAACGCCTCTTGGTACAGAATTTTTATTGATTTGATTTGTTCCTATTTGTGCTATGACTATATGATATGGTAATACATCTGCTAGGTCTTCATCATAACCCATTCTATCTGGTTCACTAAAAAGTATAGGTAACACTATTACTTGTGCGCCATCTAATCTAGCTTTTAATACAATGTCAGCAAGTACAGCTCTAGGCCATGGCCATTGACCATATTTCTCTATTGCTTTTTCATCTATGGTTATGATACCTATGTCTTTTGATACTTGTCTTTCTTCGGATTGTAAAAGTAAATCAAAACCTTTAAGTCTTAATATTTCTTTTACCTGTGGATCTTTGAAACCTATAAATGTAAGAACAAATAAAGTAACAAATGCTATTGTCCAATGTGTTAATATTTTTTTCATAGTTCGTTTATTAATTGATTAAACGCTTCTTCGCCTAGTATGTTATATAATAACACACCTAAGAATATGAACCATAATAACCAAAACACATAATAACCTAACTTTGTCCAACCTAGTCCTAGTATTTTATATACTTTTTTCATAGGCAAATACTTTTCAAATAATGTAGTTATATCCCATACAAATTTAAGCATAATAATCCACATTAATGCTCTTAAATATTTGTTCTTTATATCGGATACTTTAAAGTTGGCTTGTGCTTCTTTTACTTTATGATTGTGTGCTTTGTATTTTTCCCAAAGTTTTTTCATCTATTAGTATTTAGTTTTGTGTCACTGTCGCTGAACAACTAGATGATGAACAACTTTGTATTAAATGATAGTTTTGATCTGTGCTACTATCCTGCGTCAATGTGACTGAAGACGGATTACCACTTAAATGTATCTTTGCATCGTGGCTACCAGAACCATCTTGCGTGACATCTACTGTGTGACTATCTGTTAAGTTTATATCTAAAAAATGACTACCAGTTCCTTTTTGATCTACTATAACATTATTACTACCATCTACATCTAAAAATAATATTTTATCACCTGTTTCTTTTTGATCTATTGTCATTGAATTACTGTTACCATTTACTGTAACTTTTGAATAATGTTGACCATTATTATTTAAATGTATTTGTTCTAGGTCTAAAGTATTTGATGCACCTGTAATATTTACAATGGCATTTTGATTTGTGTTTTGAACAATATCTACATCATTGGTATTACCATTTACGTCAATACCTAATACATTACCGTCATTAGTTTGTGTTAGTGTAATCTCATTATTATCACCTTGTATAGAACCAGCAGATGTTAAATCTGAACCAATGATTAAATTATTATCACCATCTTGTATTATATCTAAATCTAAACCATTACCTGATTGAGTTAGGTATATTTGATTTGTAGTTTGTGTTTTGTTCTTTGCTGTATTTACTTCTGTTTGTTGATTTGATGTAATACCAGCTTGTGGTGTTGTTGATAATATTCCTTCGTTTTCCAATGTCTGTTGTAGAAAGGCATAAAATCTTGTCATAAATGCTGTTGTACCATTTTTAAATTGTGATTGGTCAAAGGTAACAAATAGTTGACCACCATTACTACCATAACTATATTTTGCCCACGATTTATATTGGTGTGTACCAGATGAATTGTTAGAACCTAAAGCAGTACCACCTGATTGCATACTAAACAAGTTTCTTGTAACCCAATAATTTGTTGCGTC